GTGGGTGTGGGCTTGGCCGCTGTGTTGCTGTTGGCTGGATGCTCAGGTGGGGGTGAGTCGGCACCAGAAGAGGCGGCGAGTGCTGGCACCTCGGTGGCGTCCGCCGCGCCTACTACTCCGGCGGGCCCGTCGATCATCAAGAAGGGGATCGGGGAGCAGGGTGGCCTAGGTTGCATCGAGGGGGCTGAGGGCTTCAGCGACTGCGATGTGCAGTTCACCATCACGTCGATCACGCGGGGTGAGGACTGCTCGTATGAGCCGTTGCCGGCCGATCGTGAGGTTGTGCGCTTCGACATGGATGTGGAGACGTTGCCGGTCCTGAAGTCGCCTGAGGTCAGCTCGATCTTCTATTCCCAGTACTGGAGTGTGGTCGGGGCGGATGGCTACTTGGAGAAGGACCCTGACATGGCGATCGGGTGTGATTCGTCGATGAATGGGGTGTGGCAGACGTTGGAGCCTGGCACACGGACTCGTTCGAGTGTGCCGATCATCGTTCCGAAGGGCGCAAAGACTTTGCGTCTCTCTCAGAATGGCAACGGGTGGGAATGGGAGATCCCCGCCTGATGTAGACGGGGATCTCGGTTGATCGGCTGGCGGTGGGTTTAGGCGGTCAGGTTCGCTGCGGGTACTTGGGTTATGTAGTGCAGCTTTGCGCGCTTGGGTCCTAGTTGTGTGTGGATTTTTCCGCTGCTGATCGCTGATTTGAGGGCTTCGCGTTGAGCCTTCTGTGTGTGGTTCCGGTGGGTGGTCATCTCGAACTCGATCTCGCGTCCGCTGGCACCTGGATTGGTCTTGAGGAAGTCGATGATGTCAGGGATTGCGGCTGCTTCGACGGCATCCTTTCGGCTGCCTGAGGCGTACGTGAGACTACGGTTTCGTACGTCGTAGGCCAGAAGTCCCTCGGCGATATCGACATCTCGTCCGAAGGCTGAGAAGTACCGTGCAGAGTTGGGTTCCTCAGACTGGCGGACCAGTCTCCAGAGCGCGTCTGGCCAGTCTTGGAGGCGTGAATCGCCACGTGATCGTTCACCGCTGTGTCCCATGTGGTGAATGACGGCCGCTTCCTGGATGCCAGCGTCGGCGAGAAGGGCATCAAAAGCGACCAGAAACTTTCCCGCATCGCGGTTTTCGTCGAGTCCAAGTGCATCGAGTACGGGGCGGAGGACATCAAGAATCAGCAGGTCTGTGCCTTGAAGCATCTTCGCCCAGCGTGCGCGGACAGTGGGGTCGATGATGTTGAAGGTTCCGACGCGGCCTCGCATTGGCTGAACGTGAACACTGGCGGTGTTTTGGATCTTCTGGTCGCGAAGCCAACTTCGGAGAGTCCTGGCGTCGAGTTCGTTGTCGAGGAGGGTCACTCGTCCGACCTTGTGTGTGGCGAACTTTCCGAGAAAGTCGTCACCGTCGACCAGTGAGCGAATCAAGTTGCCGACGGTAGTTGTCTTGCCGGCCTTGAATTGGGCGGAGAGCATGATTCGGCCGCCAACTGGAAAGAGCTCGTCGATTCGGTACTTCGCCGGCTCGTCTGGAATCGCTAGGAACTCAACGAGCGATATCGGTGCAGTGATGGATTTGAGGAGGTCGGCGTTCTTGCGCGCATTGAGTCGATCTCGGGCTTCCTCGCGGACAAGCATCTTCGACAGCTCGGTGGTGACATGGATCTCGTGGATGTCACGTGCTTCGGCTTCGGGAGTGTCGGCGGGGTGTGGTAGGTCGGCGTAAGGGTCTGTTTGCCAAGCGTTTTCGGGGTTTGCTGCGCTAGAATCGGAGACGGACCCAGCAGATTGGCGTCGGTTGGTCTCCTGTGAAGGCTCCTCGTTGGCTTCGAGGGGCCTTTCGCAGTTCCGGTCGATCACGCGGCGTTCGACTCGATGAGTCGGTCAAGTTCGTAGAGATCGATACGAATGTTTCGACCCACTCGGTATGAGGGCAACCGCTTCTCTTTGATCCAGCGATCGATTGTTCGTTCGGTGTAGCCGCCGGCGTGCTGTGCAGCTTCCCTCTTGCTTGCCCATCGGCGCGGCGTGGGGTTCACTGGTGTTGTCATTGGGTGCCTACCTGTATGACGTGGCGCGGTCCTTGCTGGGACATGTGCGCCGAGGATTCGGTTTCCGGGTCGAGCGGCGGTGGGTGTTGCTGCACTCACCGTCGCTTCAAGACATTAGCTGTCTACTTCGAGTAAAACCGCTGGCACTTGCGTGTGCGCAAGTGGCTTTGGCGGGCCATTCACAGGCGCAAGAATTTTGATGACGCAACGATTTTCGGTGTTTCTTGTCTACCAAGTTGCGCGAAAATGTCGGCTCTCGGCAGGTGGGAACATATGTTCGTTGTAGACAAGTCGTCCACCTGTTTCGGTGATCGTTGCGTTGACGCAACGGGCAATTTTCGGTTATCCACAACCATCCACAGGTACTGTGATCTTTGTCACAGGCGCGGACGCAAGTAGTAATCGGTATCACTTGCATTCACTTTCCATTACCGCGTCAATTTCCTGTCCATATCCGGCTGCGCGCAGTAGTTGTGACATTTGTTCGAGCGGCATGACTGCGAGCCATTGGCCGGGGTCTCCGAGTCCGCGGCGTTTGAGGACGAGGAGTGCGTGATCGGCTCGGGCTTCGTCCTTCTGCGCGTCGAGTTGTCGGAGCCATTCGGGCCAGGCGTAGGCGGCGCGGTCTTTGACTTGGATGGTGAGTCCGGGCGCAGGGTGGAGGTCGCCGGCATCTCGGGTGTAACCCGCCCTCGTTCGCTCGGTGTGAGGGAAGCCGTTGGCGCGGAGGAAGTCACGCACTGCGCGCTCTGCGCGGTCACCTTTGGTCTTGTTCGGATTCGTCATTCTGGTTTTCCTCCCAGTAGCCAGACGCTGCTGTGTGCTCGTGGATTCTTGTGGATCTTCGTTCCGCCTGCGGTGGTCAGGATTTCGCCGGATCCGGTGCCGTCTTGCCATGTCCAAGCACGCGAGGGGTTGATGAAGATCCCGGCCGCTGCTTGCATGAGCGCGTCTGCGAGGTCATCGTGGCCGGCGGTCTCTGGGACGCTGATCCGCATTTGCCCTGTGGTGGTCTGCTCGTATTCGAGGCTGTGAAGCTGCCGGAGCAGGTCGGGATGTTTGGGAAGAACCAATCGCCCCTGTTGCAGGAGCACTTTGAGGCGTCCGTATGCGTCTGCCTTGCGTCGGTTGTCGGTGGTGACGCCCCTGACCATGGTCCGCATCCGGCCGTTGCCATAGTTGTCGGCCATGCGGCTGCTGAGCATCTGGGTCGGTGCGATGCCGATTCCGTTGGTCTCACTGATGTAGCGGTAGATGTCGAACATCTGTGAGAGCTCGTCGAGTCGGTCGATGAAGTCGGAGAACTGCATTCGATTGTGCTGCTCGAGGTGCGGGATGTAGTAGACCGGCTTCACGGTGCGTTGCGAGTACCTGCCGGCGAGGGTGTTCAGCTCCATGTCTGCTTGTGCTGCGAGGAAAACGACGGCGTTGGCGTCGTTGCTGAATCCCCAGTCCAGCCCACCTGCGACTGTTTGGCCGTTGTCGCGTTCGAGCGGCGCGAACTCGTAGTCCGCGACCGCGTTGTCCAGCTCGGCGGTCGTGAAGTAGGCGCCGGTGTCGTCGGTCCACTCGGCAAGGTATTCGCGGTTGAAGTAGTGCGCTGGCTCTCGGGCTTGGATCTTGTCGAGGTCGTCTTGGCTGATGTACGGCGAACGCGACGATGGCCAGTGAAATGATGTGACATCGAGCGTGGGTGCGTCGGTTCCCTGCTTCCACAGGCGACGGAAGAAGTGTTCGTAGTTTCCCCATGGCGAGGACAGCAGGATCACCTTGGAGCCGGGGCGAGCGATGATCGACGGTTCTGCTGCTCGCCAGATTTCGGTGTCGACAAAGGCTGCTTCGTCGACGATGAGCAAGTCCACTGCCCAGCCTCGGATCTGCTTGGCGGACGCGGGCACTGAGATGATGCGTGAGCCATTCGAGAGCACCAGTTGCGTCTTGCTGTCATCCAGTACCGCACCCGCAAGCATCGGCGAACTGAGCGCGAGGGAAGCGCACTCTTCGAGCAGTCGGACGGATGCCACTTCGCCGGCCGAGATGAGCAGGACGAGTGATCCTGGTTTGGTGTATGCGCGGTGAAGGGCAATGATTGCGGTGCCTCGTGACTTGCCTACCTGGCGGCCCGCGCACACGACTCGGTAGCGGGCGGGACATTCGGCGAGTTCACGCTGGTGTTCCCAAAGCTCTTGGCCTACAAGTCGTTTGGCGAACTCTGTGGGGCTGGCAAGGGAGTCGGCGAGGGCGGTGGCGTTGAGGGTCATGGTGTGGTTCCGTTCGCCTTGTCGAGTTCCGCCTGGAGTTGGGTGAACATCGTCGTGATGTCGAGCTTCGTGGAGGCGATGTCTTTGCCCAGCTTTGCTGCGCTCAGTGGGTCGAGCCCGAGTCGTGATCGGTGGTTCGCGGCCTGGGTGTCGATGCGGAGGCGGTACTTTTCGGCGCCGGATGGTTCGCCGGTTTTCTCGTCGATCGCTCCGTGGAGGTCGACGTAAGCGGTGAGAACTTCGAGTTGCGCCTCGGTGCGTGCGTAGGCGAGGACGGCAGGCTGCATCTCAGGCTTCTGAAGGTCGGGGCGCGCCTCGCATACCGCGTTGGCAATTTCGGCCGCGAGAGGCGTGATGGTGCGCGGGGAATAGGCGCCGTGCTTCTTCGCTACGAAGTTCTGAGCCACGAAGGGCGCCCAGCTGTACCCGCGTGCGGGGCCTTGGCTGATGGGTTCGAGGGTGTCGGTCATGGGTGTCCTTCCGAGCGGCCCAGCCGGTGAAGGCTGGGCCGCAGGGGTGGGTCAGGCTACGTCGCCGGAGGTGTTGAAGAGCGTGAAGGCTCGGCTCGGATTCGAACGCACGTGCTCGACGGCCTTCTCAGGGGTCATGTCCTCGTCGTAGACAGGTGCTTCCCGGTCGGTGATCGACCCCGGCTGAATGGCGTCAGCCTGGCCGAAGATGCGGACCTGCTTCGGCTTGCCTGAGACGGTGCCCCTGGTTCCGGGCACATCGATGAAGGTGTCTTCGGGCTCGGTGCGCGTGTGGATCTCGATGTTCTTACTCATGGTGTTCTCCTGGGTGATGTTGGTTGGTCAGGCTGCGTCATCGGCAGGTTCGGAATCGTCCGAGCCCGCGCTCTGGTTCATCGCGTAGTGCAAACCGACCGAAGCGGCGAGCGGATCACCAGCGCCGGTGTCGAGATGGTCGACGAACCGATTGAATGCCGGCAGTACGGCGTCGAGGGTGCTCGCCGAAGCCAGTGCCGCTGCACCTTCCGGGTCCGCGAGTTCGATGAACCGCGCAGTGATCGCTTTGGTGACCGCGGTCGTGTCGGTCTCACGATCGTTGGCTGTCATCCGTCCGTCCTTGACTGCAAGGTCGGTGCCAGCGAGCCCGGAGGGGCCGGTGCTGTTCGCTTGGAGCCATGCGGGGGCGAAGCGTTCGGCGCCGAGTACAGCGTCCGCGTCGGCGTTGCGTAGTGCCGCTCGAAGTGATCGTCCCTTCTCCAGCTGTGGGAGAACGACGTTGCGCCATGCCTGTTCGGTACGGACGAGCGCGGTCGGTGATTCAGCGTCGAACTGAGGGCGTGCCTTGGCTGCCTGAGCCTTTGTGCGATCGGCGTACGTCTCAACCTCCGCCTTGATGGCAGCGAACTGAGGTGCGTACTGCTTGGCGAGTGCCTGACGCCAGTGCGCGATGTACTCGGCGCGCTCGCTCGGCGTCATCGAAACGTCCTTGTTGGCGTTGTCGCGATACACGGAGAGCCGCTGCTCGCGGGCTTCCTTGAGTTCGCGGGCCTTCTTCTGCAGTTCGTTGAGTGTGCTCATGGTGTTGGTTCTCCTCAGTTGGTGGGGTAGGTGCCGGCGTTGGGGTAGGACGCTTCGAGAGCGTTGCGGAGTTCGATAGCGCGATCGATCAGGGCTTCGGTTTCGGGTGTTCCGGGATCTTCGAGCTTCGCGATTGTGGCTGCGCTGCATGCTCGGAAGGTTTCGGCCTGCTTCTGGCTAGCGCCTGTGAGAGCGATGCTCGATGCGTTGCCCTCGGGGGTCCGTCGTCCGAGGTGGAGCGGACGCATGAGGTCTAACTCTCGCTCGTTGGGAATGCCGAATACCGGCCATCCCTTGTCCTTTGGTGGTGTCGGCCAGCCGTGCGAGGTGGGTACGAATGGTTGAGGCGGATTGCCGTCGCCATCGGGGTGCAGCGTTGCCGCCGTAATTGCGCCATCCTCGGTAATTCGATTGGGGCCGCGGCCGAGTCGTTGGACGCCTTCGGGGTCGAAGTACACGCCTTGCGGCGTGAGTTTCGAGCCACCGCGCATGACGAAGTTGCCGTCTTCGTCGTAGTAGGTCCCGTGTCCGGGATGTCCGTCAATGCTCCCGATGAGAATGACCTTCGGTTCTGCCATGATGTTCTCCTAGTTGAGTGTTGTTGTGGTGGTGAATGTTTCGGGCATTAGAGCCCGCCCTTCATGATTGAGATGTTCGCCATGCCGGTTCCGTTGTCGACGTTGACGCTTGCGCGGATCGGCTCACGGTTCTTGATCGCCAACAGGATCTGTTCGAGGATTGGCGCGAGTTCGTCGGTGACTTGCCCGAACCCCTTCTCCAACTGAGCGGAACTGTTGGCGCCGGTGTCGAATTGTCCGGTGAAGTTGCCATCTGCGTCGAAGCCACTGGCGAGCGCGAACGCACTGCCGACGCCGAATGCGAGAGCGTTGTATGCGGCCGCTCGGCGCCCGTTGGCGGTGGTCGGCACCTTCAGCCCTGGTGCCTCTCCGACATAGCCACCGAAGCCGCCTAGGCCGCCATGGATCCCGCCGTCCTCGAACGGGACGAGATCGAATCCGAAGCCGTTGACGATCTTCTTCGTCACGGCAAGGGACTGCCGACGCTTGGCAGGATGCAGTGGGATGTAGCCCTCCCCACCTGTGCCTGGCTCGGCGAACCGTACGAGGTCGGCGCCGTCCGGGTAGATGCCCGCCTGTTCAGGTAGTCCGCGGATGCCGCCGTTCTCGAAGACTCGGACTGCGCCTTTCCAGATCACGTTGTCATCCGGTGCGGCCTCTGTTGCCGGCGCGCTGGTCGAGGTGGTGTCGGTCGGTGTGTACGACGATGTACCGGGCCAGTTGGTGACGAACACCCGCTGCCCATCTGTCGCCAACGCAGCACCCGAATCCGTCGTCCCAACAGTCATCTGACCGTTGCCGCGAGCATTCGACGCTGCAATGATCTCGTCCGCCTCAGCAGCCTTCGCCGCATAGTTCGAGCCGTCCGCGGTGCCCGACTGCTGCACCTTCTGCGCCGCCTGCGCTTCCGTCATGCTGTTGTAGTCGAAGTCGTCGAGCTTGTCGTAAAACATGCCCGCCGCACGAGTCGGATCCTTCCGGTCCTCCAACGTGCCCCAACCACCGTTATCGCGCTGCTGCATGATGCCGGCGTTATCGCCATCCATGCCGTGATCGAGGTTCTGCAAATCGGTTTCAGCGAGGGCGGTCATGACCGCGGCCTTGATGCCCTTATCGCTGATGCCGCGGCGCTTACCTTCCGCGATCACCTGATCGGCGATCTTCTCCCGCTCCGTCCGAGTATCCGGCGCAGCAGGACCCTCCGCCGCTTGCGCGGTACCAGCAGGTTCACCCAACGGTTGCTTAGCCGCGACGTGCACATGGTTGGTGTGATCACCCGCACCCGCATAGAACGAGTCCGGAACGAACTCACCATCCTTGATGCACCGCCCGAACCGCGGATCGATGTAGATCAGTTCAGCGAGCTGCTTCTGATAGTTGTCGGCCATGTAATTCGCCATCGCCAATTGCTCATCGGTGTTCCCTGAGCCGTTGGAGAAGTCCGCTGCCTGACCACTGTTGTGGTACGACGTGGACCCATCCGAACGGTACGAGGAGAACGCGTGCCCGTTCTGCAACAGTGCCGGGAACTTGCGTGCAGCGATACCTTCGAGGCTTTCAACCACACCACCGTCCGCCATCGGCTTCACATCGCCGAACCGGACAACGCCGAATCCCATGCGCCGCGCAGTCTCGGCAAGGATCTGCTCGGACCGGCCACGCTTGGACGGAGCGCCGGGAATGAAAGCCTCCCAACCTGTTTCAGCTTCCGCCCATTGGTAGATCCCGCGACCGTAGCCGTTCCGGATCTGCGCTTGACCCGCCTCGTGAATATCGCCATCGGCGTTCTTCTTCAGTACAGGTCCAACCGGCCCCTGCTGGCCCGACGCATTGAAATCACGCTGAGCCTGCGCCGTGCGCACCGTATCAACCAACACCACAAGGTTGCGAGGCTGCGACAACCAGGCTTGGAGGTTGCGTTGCGCTGCCTCTGTTTCGGCCGTCACGTTCACTGTGCCGTCCTTCAGGACTTCGACCTTCACGCCTTCGAGAGCCTTCAGTGAATCGATGGAGTCTTTCGTCAAAGCCTGAGTGTGGATAGTCCTGGCATCGGGGACGCCCAGCACCTTGTCTCGCAGAACATCGAAGTCGGACTGAGTTTCTGGCATGCCCTCGGTGCGAATCGCAGTAGAGACGAACTGGGGCGTGAGCCCGAGAGTGTCCAGGTACTTGACCGCGGCCTCGTTGCTGCCGAGAGTGGCCGTGAGCTGTTGGATCAGTGCGTCTCGGTTGCCGGCGTACTGCCTCGTCAGGTTCTCGACCGTGTTGCCCGCTTCAAGTCCAGTCTTGATCTGGTCCCGGAACTGACCAGACAGGCCGCGAAGTCGGTTCTCCATCTCTGCTTGCAGTGGATTAGCCCTGTCGATCGCGCCGTTCCAGTTCTCGATCTTGATGACCGAGCCATCGACAGCGACACCGATTTCACCAATGGATTTGGTGACCTTCGCTGACTGGTCATTGAATGCCGCCGACAACTTCATGCCGTCGATCCACGTGTTCGCTCGCCCCTGCGCTTCCCCGAGCGCGGGAATCAAGTCCTCCCGGATGGTGCTCGCCGCGCCAGTGAGTACGCCCTCGACACTCGCGCCGCCTTCCCGGGTGGTCTTAGCGAGGTCGCGGAGCTTGTCGGCCGCACCGCCTGTTGCGATGCCGAGGATGGCGCCGAATCCGGGAATGGACTCGCCCACAGACAGGATGTTGGCGCCCATCTCCAGGAATGATGCGCCGGTCTCGGATGCAGACTTCGCGAACTTGCCGAGCCCGTCGAGGCCGGATGCCACGAAGTTCAGCACTGAGATTCCGAGCTCGAATGCAGCGTTGCCAGTGTCTTGGAAGAACTGGATTACTCCGACGCGGTTGTTCGAGATGTTGTCGGCCCACTCTTTGATCTGCGGTCCGAATGCTTGCGCGAGTGCGGCTTTGAATCCGTCTGCCACCGTGGAGAGAGAGTTCATCGCGCCCTTGACGGACGTTGCCGTGTTACCACCGATTTGATTTGCCAGTTTCCCTGCGGCACCTTCGAACTCGCCGAAGTCAGCAAGTGCCTTCGATGGATCCCACTGAGCCAGAGCGCCAATGAAGTCACCGGACGTGTCACCGAGTAACGCCATCGCCGCAGCGTTTCGCTTCACCGGATCCTCGATTGCGCTGATCTTGTCGAAGGCCTGGTCGAAAGCGGCGTCCGCTTCAGGTCCGCCCTTCTTGAACACCTCGTACATCTCGGCGCCGTTCAGGCCGATGTCGTTGAGAGCCGTGACGATCGTGTCGCCCTCTTCAGTGATGCGGCGGCCAAACTCACGTAGCGAGTCACCGGCTCGGTCCGAGTTGTCCGCGCCGTTGTCCGTCGATTGCTCGATCAGTGCGAGAGCCATCTCGGCTGAAATGCCGGCGTTCTTCCAACCTGCCGAGTACTCACTGATCGTTTCGAGAAGATCGCCTTGCTTGTTGGCGCTGCCGCCGACAGCATTGGCGATCATGTCGGACGCCTCTTGCGCGCTCGACGCAAGACCTGTGGACATCAGCGACGAGACAGCCAGGACCGATTGCGAGACCTCTCCGTCGAGTGCGGTGGAGATGGTGTCTAGGCTGGCAATGACCTTCTCGGCGTCCTGCTGAGTGGCGCCCGGATCGATGACGTTCGACTGCAATGCCAAGGTGAGCGTCGAGAGATTCGCCTCGACTGACTCACCGAACGCGTCCGAATACGCTTCACCTGACGCGAGCCCGAACTTCCGGGCCTGGGCTTCCGTCGTCTTCGTGCGAGCCTGGAACAAGTCGAGGTTCGCCTCTTGCTGCATGCCGTCGTTAATGGCGGCAGCAAGAGCTGCGCCGACGCTGAGTCCGATGACACCGACACCGAGCAGAGCGCCGGCAATTGGGCCGGTCGAGGACGAGAGCTTCCCGATCTTGTCGGTGAAGCCGGACAGGAAGTTTCCGCCCATGTCGCGGCCAGCACCACCAGCGCCTGATGCTGCGCCGCCGAGGTCATCTCCCAATTGACCGACCTGGCGGCTGGCCTGTGAGGCGGACGTGCTGATGCGGTCCACATCGGTTGAGGCGCCGCGGGCAGCGTTGCCTAGCCGGTTCACATCCTGAGCGCTCTGCCCAACCCTCGACACATCTCGCGCAGCGTTCCCTGAAGCTGTGCCGAGCCTGCCCATATCCTGCTGCACACCCGACGTGGAGGTACTGAGCCGATCAACGCCCTGCGCGCTCTGCTGAAAGTGTTGCTCGATCCTGCGCGCCGCCTGCTGCACCAACGACTCAAGCCGGTCCGTCTGCTGCTGCGCATTGCGCGTTCCCTGAATGAACCGAGAGTCGTCGAGAGTCAGATGGGCAACAAGGGTGCCGACATCGAGCCCCGACATCAGCGACCACCCCGCTTGCCGGTCTTCGTCTTTGGCTTCGCCTTCTTCTCAGGCTTCGGCCGAAGGAACATCTCAGCGATTCGCTCAAGGTCGACGAGTTTCCCCAGCTGCGCCAAGCTCCAGTGCGCCTCGGCCATGTCCGGGGAGAAACCGAAGTGGAGCTGCGCGGTGCGGCCGGCGTGCAAAATCATGGGCCACGTGATGTTGTCCGCGACCATTTCGGCGACAACACCAGCCAGTTCCAGTTTGCCGGTTTCCTCGTCGCGCTCGGCGCCGAGGATCAGCAATGCATCCTCGACCTGTTCGTTTGGCGGTACACCTTCCTGCGCCACTCGTTCACGCAGCGCGAAGCATTCCTCGGCGCCAGGCGCCGGCACCGTGTACCAGTTGCCCTTGATCGGAAGATGAAGGTCAGGGTCAAAGAAGGTGTCGAGATCCTTGTACGCCATGTCAGTTCCCTCCCTGCACATGCTGTGCGCGCTCGTTGCGCACCAGGAAGATCAGAGCGTCAACCGTCTGGTAGGTGGTCAGATGCTTGTCAAATGCTTCGAGGTGCTCGGCATGATCGATTGCGGCGGCCAAATCGAGGCGAGTGAGTTCCTCCTCAGTCATCGCGGACACCACCTCTCGAACCGCGGCGTCGTCGTGACGCTCGATGCCCGACACGATGGCGGCTAGGTCATCGCGTCCGGGTTGGTAGATAGGGCTGTCATCCATAGAGGTTTCTCCTGAGGTCTGTGAGATGGGGCTTGCATTGAAGACACGGGATCGGATGTCCATCGGTGTCAGTTCCGAGCCACCCACGGCGGCAATCGGGATGGTGAGGGCGAGTCGTCGGCGGTGGATCATCCGCTTCCTCGCCGTACCTGTCGGGCATACCTGCCTCCTGAAAGATGGGATGTTCACGCGGCAGCCCCGGAGGCCTCGCGTAGGGAAGTCAGTCGCTTCGAGTGCTCGCGGCATTCGCTGCCAGCGCGCACCAGGTAGCCGAGCAACTCATGCTCAGGGAGAGATGAACTCAGCTCCGTCAAAGCAGCGCCGAGCTGTTCGTACCGTCGTCGGTACGACTCGCCCACCACGGCCGCGGCGTAGGACATGACCGCCTCGCCAGCAGCAGCAGATGTCGCCGCATCCGTCAGGCACTTCGACAAACGCATACCGTGCTCGCCGGCGAGTTTCCCGCCGCGCATCAGATCGTCTGCAAGTAGAGCGGCATCAACTTCCTGAGTGCTTCGAGCGCGCTCCCGGATGAGTCCGAAAACTGTTCGGTGGTAGTGGTTTTCGAGGTCATAGTCAGTGACGAACGTGACGACGGAGAGACGGTCGGAAGGATTCGAGTAGAGCAGTGAACCGATAAGCATCACTTCGGAGGAGGGGGTTTGCACACCGATCGGATGCACCCTCGAATGCAAGACCTTGGGGACCGGCTGAGATTGGAGTGTCGTGGCCATCAACCCACCGCCGGATCGGTGTCATCAGAGGTGCCGCGGGCAACGTCGATAGCGAGCAGTAAGAGATGCGCGAGTTCGGCAGCCTCTTCGAGAGTGAACCGAGTCTCCGACCCCTTCACTGTGGTGGGCTTCTCACCGCTGTTCTGCTCAGCTTTCCGGCGGAGCAACACGAACGGTTCCACTTCGTTGACCTGCTGCAACAGCTGCACCTCGGCCCGCGCCGAAAGCCGGTAACCATCCATCAAGGTGCCGGGATGCAGGTTAAGGCGAGTGGCCCAGGCGCGGGATGCCACGACGTGATGGGCACCGTACTGAGACACAAAGTCGCAATCGGGATCAGCCCACGCCGGCCGGCCACCTGTCAGAAGCTCCACCGGCTCCAGCAGGGAGTCAATGGCGTTGAAGTAGAAGGCGCGGCGTTCGAGCTTCCACAGTGCACTGTCAGGAACCAAACCTCTTTCCGCGGCCAGCGTGGCGAAGTCCAATTCCATCTGCTCGTACTCGCTCAGCTCTTCCGGTGTGTTGTCGGTGTCGGATGCGATAGGGTGATTCATCTGGATCTCCTCTTGAGTGGGGTTGGTTCGGGAGCCCTCGCCGCTCGTAGCTCTAACTACGGGATTCACGGCGGGGGCTTTCTTGTTTTTGCGGGTACGGATCACTTGCCGCCTACTTCCTGCTTTTCGAGCCAGGCATCGACATCGCTCCAGCGGTAGCGGACACTTCCGTTGTCGAACTTGATGAACTTCGGACCAATGCCATTCATGCGCCAAACAGCAAGACCTTGAACCGTCTTACCGAGGTAGGCAGCAACTTCGGCAGGTTTGACAAGGGGGATGCGGGGACGTGAGATCTCGCTCATGCGGCATTGCCTCCGCGTCGCGTCGCTGCTTCCTGCTCTGCGAACCACGCTTCAACTTCGCTGTGGCGGTAAAGCACACGCCGGCCGACCTTGAAGGACGGTGGGCCGATTCCCTTCGTGCGCCAGTAGCGCAACGTGTCATCGGGGATGTGCCAAAGCTGCGACACCTCTGGGCGAGTCAAGATGTCGGATTCGCGCTGAGCAGTGACTACAGCACCCGGCTGTCTGAGGATGGCCATTCCGATCTCCATTTCTGATGTGTTGATCTGACATCAGGAACGTTACTCACGCCAGTGTGATTCTGTCAACCACTTTCAGCGTTAACCGTCCACAGCAGAATCGTTATATCGTGGGCAGCATGAGCGACGAGAACCAGGACAAGATCATCGGCAGCAACATCCAAGCCCTGAGGAAACGGCTCGACCTATCGCAAGCCGAACTCGCCGAGAAGATGACCCGAAGCAGTGGCGGCAGCTACCACCAGCAGACGATCCTCCGCATCGAAAAAGGCGAACGCCCACTCAAAGTCAGCGAAGCGATCGCCTTCGCCAAGGTCTTCGACGTACCTGTCCCCACCATCTGGAACGGCTTCACCGGAGACAGCGACTCAGCCGCCATCATCGATCAACTCACGAACCGCGCAGCCACCAAATCCCGCGAAATGCGCGCCAACGCCGAAGACCTCCAACGAGCACTCATCGAACTCGCCGAAGCGATCCACATCCACGGCAACAACATCCCCGCCGAAAGCCTCGAAGTCGCCAAAGACTGGGTAGCAACGGACTGGGGCAACACCATCACCGGAGATATGCGGAACATCCTCCGAGCCGAACACGGCGAACTACCCGACCTCGAAGAAGACGACTTCCTCGCGCTCTTCGCCGGCCAATTCGCCGCTCACCCCGAGGCTGACAATGACTGA